GTTGAAGTCAAGGAGACCCCATGACCGACCTGCCGAATAAAAAGGAGAAGAAAGTGAAAAACGACAAGGATTTATCGTCAGTAAACCGCGCAACACCAGAAGGCTATTTTAAGTATATGAAAGCCCGCCCCCATTATTTTAAGACCGCGAGCGGGAAAGAGGGAACGGATGAAAACATTAAAGCGGAATTTAAGAAATTAAGGAAGGAAGGAATGGTGGCAGCCGCGAGGGTGTCGCCACATTGCAACTGCAAGTATTGCACAATGGAGAGGGATAATTATGCTGCCAGATAAACCGACATTCAGAGTTTCGGAGGTCGCCTTCTATTATGGCGTGAGTGAAAGGACTGTTTATCTCTGGATTGAGCATAATCACCTTGAAACGATCCTGACGCCCAAAGGTCAATGGAGAATTACAAGAGAATCGCTTGATAAATGCCGATTCGCGCCAAGGGAGCCGAAAAATAACTGAAGTTTGCAGAAGTTTGCAGACCTTTGCCGAATTGATTTATTCAAAACCTACCTGTCATAATATTGCCAAAGCTGAAACTTTAAACTTTGGTGGTATATGTGACTCTATTCGCAAGAATTAAGAAAATCCTAACCACGGACATCCGCAATCTTTCCTTGACCGACCCGAAGGCATGGGACAGGGGACTGTGGAATTTATACGGCAGTCAATCCCTCTCCGGTGAAAACGTCACAGAACAAACCGCGTTAACGTACAGTGCCGTCTGGAACGCCGTTTCCCTTATCTCCGGTACCATCGGCGCTCTCCCCCTTCACCTCATGCAGCGCAAAGGCAAGACGAAACAGATCGTTGATGACCGCAAGCTGTACCGCGTCATGCATGACCAGTGGAACCCTTACATGACCGCTATGGCCGGGCGTGAGGCTTTAATGGCCCACGTCCTTACATGGGGCAACGGCTATGCTGAAAAGGTCAGGAATGGTTACGGGGAGATCATGGAACTCTGGCCCATAACCCCGAACCGCGTCACGCCGTTCATGCAGGACGGCGAACTCGTTTATAGAATTACCATGCCGATTGGTCCGAACGTCACGCTTTCCCGCGATAACATACTACATGTTCCGGGGTTAGGCTTTGATGGATTTCAGGGGTATTCGGTCATTGCGATGGCCCGGAAGTCAATCGGCCTCGGCATGGCGATGGAGACCTTTGGGTCACAGTTCTTCGGACAGGGAACGAACCCTGGCGTCATTGTGTCGCACCCAGGCAAACTTTCAGCGCAGGGCCATGATAACCTTCAAAGCTCTTTAGTCGCGGCGCATAGCGGCCTCGGCAAAGCCCACAAGCTCCTCCTAATGGAAGAGGGGATGAAGTTGGAGAAGTACGGCATCCCGCCGAACGATTGCCAGTTCCTTGAATCCAGACAGTTTCAGATTCCAGAGATTGCCCGATGGTTTAATCTTCCTCCGCACAAACTGAAAGACCTCACGCGGTCTTCATTCTCGAATATCGAATCCGAGCAGATTTCCTTTGTGACCGACTCCATCCTGCCGTGGCTGGTCAGGCTTGAACAAAATTACCTCATGCAGCTTTTGACGGACAGCGATAAATCATTGTCAGGATATGGCCGCCTTTATTTCAAGCATATTGTCGAGGGACTGTTAAGGGGCGATGCGGCTTCCCGGTCGGCATTTTATACCGTTATGCTGGATAAGGGCGTCATGTCGATCAACGAAGTCCGCGAAAAAGAGGACATGGACCCGGTGAATGGCGGCGATATCCACTTGGTTCCGATGAACATGACCACGTTGGAAAACGCGGGCAAGCCGCAGGAGCCGAAACCAGAACCCAAACTTATAGTTGCCCCGGAGCAGATTCCAAAGAAGGGCAATGGGAAAGATAAAGACAATCAACAGGAGGGACGGCCATGAAGCAATGGTATGAAATTAAAAACAAGGCGGATAAGGCCGAGATCTGGATTTATGAAGAAATCGGAGAGGATTTCTGGACGGGGGGCGGAATCACGGCAAAGAGTTTTCAAAAGGAACTGGCCGAAATCAAGGCCGGGCAGATCGACTTGCATATCAATTCTCCGGGTGGCCTCGTATTTGAAGGCATCACAATTTATAATCTTTTAAAACAGCATCCCGCGAACGTGACGACCTACATTGATGGTTTGGCGGCTTCCATTGCCTCGGTGATCGCATTGGCTGGCGATAAGGTAGTTATGGCCGATAACGGATTGTTCATGGTCCATAATGTCTATGGTGGATGTGTTGGAACGGCAAACGATATGCGCGGCTTTGCGGATCGACTTGATAAAGTCGAGGGATCGACAATCAAGGCCTATACTTCAAAGACAGGCAAAACGGATGATGAAATTAAGACTTTACTCGATGCCGAAACATGGATGACGGCGGATGAAGCCCTTGAAATGGGTTTTGTTGATGAAATCTCCGGCGAAATGGATATGGCCGCGTGCGCGAAGTTTGTTCCGGTTATGGCGAAGGCGGGATTCAAGCATATCCCGGAAAGTATTGCAGCGAAGAAAGAGAAGCCAACAGCAAAGGATGCGGAGAAGGCACTGCGTGATGCAGGGTATTCCCGTAAGCAGGCAAAGGAAATTCTTGCAAAGGGTTATCCCGGCGATCTGCGTGATGCAGATGAACCGGAGGTTCTGCGTGATGCCGAACCAAAGAAAGACCGCGTATCTGATTTGCTGACAAGGGCGGAGATAGCAGCACCATCACATTAAAACGAAAAAAAGGAGAAAAGATATGAAGACGATTGGGCAGTATAAAGAAGATGTCAAAAACCTCATGAAGAAGAGCACTGACATCGACGCGAAGGCAACAGCAGAAAACCGCGAATTGGCAGAGGCGGAACTTGCCCTGAAAAACGAGATTCTTGACACCGTCGAGGATCTTAACAAGATAGTTTCCACCCTGGAGCGGCAGGATCGGATCAATACGTCCCTGAGCGCAACGGCGGGCGCGGTTACTGTGCAGAGGAACACCACCGCAAGGACGGCAGAGGACAAAGAGCGATTCGGAAGTTTTGGGCAACAGATGGCAGCGGTTATGAATGCCAGTCGCCCCGGCGGCCAGATTGACCCGCGTCTTTACAATGCCGCCGCATCCGGCCTGTCTGAGACAGTCCCTTCGGATGGTGGGTTCCTTGTCCAGCAGGATTTCGCCGCAGAGATTTTGCAGGAAACCTTCGCAACGGGGATTCTCGCGTCCAAGTGTCGCCGGATTCCGATCAGCGGAAACTCCAACAGTCTCAAGATCAACGGGATTGATGAGACTTCAAGGGCCTCGACCCGTTACGGCGGGATCGTTGGATACTGGGAAGATGAGGCCGACCTCAAAACCAAGTCCAAACCGAAGTTCCGCAAGATCGAGTTGAACCTCAAAAAGCTGATCGGCCTCTGCTACGCAACGGATGAACTGCTGCAGGATGCCTCGGCGCTTGAAGGCGTGATCCGCCAGGGCTTCATTTCGGAGTTCGGATTCCTGCTTGACGACGCGATCATCAACGGAACCGGCGCCGGCCAGCCCCTGGGCATTCTGAATAGCGGATGTCTCGTTCCCGTAACAAAGGAAGTCGGGCAGAAGGCCGATACGGTGGTCACGGAAAATGTGATCAAGATGTATTCGCGGATGTTCCCGACCTCCCTCGCAAGGGCAGAGTGGTACATCAACGCGAATATCATCCCGCAGTTGTTCACGATGTCCCTTTCCATCGGGACGGGCGGCATCCCGGTGTTCATGCCCGCCGGCGGAATCAGCGGGCAGCCGTACAACACGCTGTTTGGGCGTCCGGTTATCGCTATCGAACAGGCAGCGACTCTGGGTGACGCGGGCGACATCATCTTCGCAGACCTCGCGGGCGGCTACATTCTCGCGGAAAAGGGTGGAATCCAGAGCGATATGAGCATCCATGTGCGGTTCATCTATGACGAAAGCGTTTTTCGCTTCGTGCTTCGTGTGGACGGGCAGCCTGTAAGAGCGGCAGCCCTCACACCTTACAAGGGTTCTGATACGCTTTCACATTTCGTTGTGACAGCGGCCAGAGCCTAACACATAACCGGGAATAATCCCATAGCAGCCGGGTAGATGTATCCCCGGCAAGAAAAGGAGGAAGAAATGAGTGCAAGCAGATGGAATATCGTAGAAGACGGGGCAATTGCTACACTGTATCGTCCGGTGGACATCGATACACTGGCGGGCGCGAAGTCAATTATGATCGTGCCGATGAGGAACTGGGCGCATGCGACGATCATATACAGCATTGGCGTCAACCCTCTGGCGGCGGGGGTGATAACTATCGAATCGGTGGACGCTTACCCCACGCCGGTCACGTCAACGCAGATCATGTTCCGGTATTACCGCTATGAGTCGAGCCAGCTACTTGAGGCTGGTGGGGTTCACGGCGCTCTGACCTGGACAACCACGGCGGCAGCGGGGCTGATCCCGGTGGCGGTTGGGGTTCCCGCCATGTACGTCATCGAACTGGATGCCGAGGAGCTTGTCGCGGGGCATGTCGGGTTCAGGATGTGCATTGCCGATCCGGGTGCGGCTTCAGTGGGTTCGGCTATCGCCATCCTCTCTGGGGCGCGGTACGCTGACAAGGGAGCGACGGCCGTGTCGCTGGTGGTCTAACCTTTAACTGGGGCGGGCGTCGGCCCGCTCCACCTTTAAGGAGGAAATAAAATGTCAAGAAATTATGCACCTTCAACGATTGATGTCATTGGCGATCTTCATTGCGGGCTTCGGTCCGAAACGGGAGTATTCGCGGCGGCGACCTATATCAATCATACGACACATACCGGGCAATGGGAGCTTTTCAAGGTCAATGGTCGGATTCTCCTCAAGCACCTGTTTATCGAAGCCATTACGGTATTCGGTGCGGGTGCAGCGGTTGTTTCGTTCACCTTCACCAGCGCCACTCCGGTCATTGCGGTGCAGGAAATCTGCGATGCCTGCGCTTCTATTGCGGCCCTTCCTCGGGGCGGCAGAATTGTGTGGCCCGGCGGTATTGTTGCAACCTTGGCAACCATCACGGTTGCGGCGACGGGTGGAGTCTCCGACTATACGCCTCCGGGGAATCCTCACTACATCGGTACGAAAGACGGCGTGGGGTACATCGGGATGCTGACGGCTACGGCGACCTTGGCAAGTGGAACTGCTCAGGCAGTCTGTTGCTGGGCACCATTGTCCGACGGTGCGTATGTTGAGGCGTATGCACTTCCGACGAGCATTTAATCAACCCCTTCTCGGCGGGCTGGCTTCTGCTGGCAGCCCGCCTTTAAGACCAAAAAAGGAGGTCTTGCAATGGCTCAATATCTTATCACAACAATCAAAAGATTCATAGGTTTATCGACTGACACAAAGGCCACAGACGCCCCTACCGGGTCAACCTTCCTTGAAGCGAACACCGGCTTCATGTGGATTTATAATGGGTTCACATGGGTGCCTAAAAACTTCATGCCGGATTCGACTGTCAATTACAAACAGATGAGCTTGAATCAGGCGACTGCGACCTATGATATCATGACCGCGACGGCGCAAGGCTTGTTTATTGACGCCGTGGTTGTTCATGTTCCTGATAACCTTTCGGCGGTTGCCGTATTTACCGGGATCACTGTCCAGACCGATGATGTGGCTCCTATTGAAATTCTGTCGGCGGCAGCGGGTGCGAAGGCGAATCTGACGGGTAACTTCTACCACGTATTCAGAGGACCGCGAGTATCGGCAGCGACGAAAAAGATTCAGTTGACCATCGGCGGGGCGACGGCTGGGGCCGGTAAGGTTGCAGACGTAACGGTGCTGTGGAGGCCGCTTGTTGCCGGCGGGTATTATCTCAATGCGTAAGCTCATTGACCGCATAAAGGCATGGCTCAGGAAAGAATCGACACACAGTCCGACGGCTGGCCCCATATTCAGGCCGGTTTTCAGAAAGGTGATTCATGGCGCAAAAACTTAGGAC